AGATGATTGATCTCAAGGAGTCCATGCCTGAGAAGGTTGTCTGGTTCAACAACCGGGCCGCTGCTGGATACGGGACGTTCGACACCGGCTGGATCAAGTGCCCCGACGACAACGCCTACGTCTACCGCATCATGGCAGGCATGGTCTACGTCAAGCGCAATAGTGACTGGCAGACTCAGGACCTTAACGGAACTAGGGATGTCAAGGTCGTCGATCTCCCCAAGGAGATCCAGGTTCGAAGCCGGGCAACGTTTGTTCTCCCCAAGGGAGACTATACGGACGACGGATCCATCATCGAGATCTGGCCCGGAGATGCAACAACGCCTCCGCGTGTTCGCGCGCAGCTCAAGGCTAACGGCGCTCGAATCATTCCGGTACTCTTCGCCCCCATCGAGAACTCCAACGGCTGAAAAGGTCAAAATGACTGTATCTCAATACGCAGCATCCTGCGCCAGGTACTACGCCGATGTTGCTGATGTCGGCTACTCGCAGCCAGATCGCTGGACCTTCTACGAGCGGTCCGACTGGGACGGCTGGCTCATCAACCCGCCCGCCAACGCTGACTGTTCGGCTCTCGTCGCAGGTTGCTACAACCTCGCGGCCCACCACGAGTGGGGCGAGCCCTTCACCGCCGGTTATTTCCCCCGGTCTACATGGACCGGATCGCTGCGGGAGGAGTGCCTCGCTCGCAACTTCGCCGACATCTCGGATTCCTGGACGGGCAATGAGCCCGATGGTGGATTCGAGGTCGGGGATATTGTTCTGTCCGAGGCCGCCTCTGGTGGTAAGGGGCACGTTGCCATGGTGACCGCCCTCAACCCGACCGTTCTTTCCGAGGCATGGATCGCCGAAGACGGAAGCATCGACGGGTACATGGGGGATCAGACCGGCAGCGAGGTCCGGTCCATTTACTACAATGATCACCCGTATACCCAGTCCGCGTCCTGGACTCACTGTCTACGTCGACGGGACAACCACGGCAGTTCGGCTCCCTCACACGCCGAGTCATCCGCGGGCACCTCCATTCAGCAGGCTGTTCTTCGCGCCGCTGATGCTACTGGGTGCCCTTGGTGGGCCGCTCTCGGCTGCCTCAAGGTGGAGACCGGCGAGGAGGGTGCCAACATCTACGGCCACGACGCCGGAGGTGCCTGCTCGGGCTGGGGCGAGGTCACGGAGCACAACTTCAAGAACTACTTCTGGCCTATCGTATCGGACTGGGGTACTTCGAACGGAGTTGGGCCGCTTCAGATCACCTATAACGGGTATTTCATCAACGATCCTGACCGAGCCTGGTGGGATCCGCAGAAGTCGGCCGAGGTCGGCTGCTCCATCCTCAAGGGTCTCATCGAGGCTGAGGGTGATTCCTACGAGGACCTCCGCCGCGTGGGGTCTCGCTACAACTCCGGGACCATGTACGGGTCCTATGAAGCGTACGGCGTGCCATTCTCCGATGCATGCCGCTACTGGTACAACAAAGGCCGTCCGTCTCAGGGCACGAGCGACGGCGGAGAGGAACTCGAAGTGTCATACGCCACCGATCTGCTTTCCGAGATCAAGGACCGCCTTGTTGAGGTCTCTGACCAGACTGGCGCCGGCATCGCCGGTCGCCGTTTCGACGGCCCCATCGTTGGTTGGCTCAAGGACATCTCCTACAAGCAGGACCTGATCCTTAAGGCCCTCAACGAGGCCAAGCCGAAGTCTGACGAGGGCAAGTGAGGCCGTCGTGCCTTACTGTCATATCAAGGGGGACATTCCTCCGTTCGCCACACTAACGGTTGACCCTGATGACGGCCCCACCTACGTCGATACTGCCGGAGAGAACGGTAAGATCGACGGTATGGTGTGGTTCTTCCGCAGCACCAATGCTCGTCTCTTCTTGGACGACCAGGGCTGGCCCGCCACCAAGACGGTAACTCTGAGCAAGGACAACGTTGTCGACGTCACCATCAAGACTAATCGTCCTGCTGGTGGCGGAGGCGGGGGCAATGGGAATGTCTTGATCCTCGGTCGTGAGGAGCAGGTGCCGGCAGGTACTCCTCCGAACACGGTCATCGTACGAAAGGTCTGATCATGGCGTCTCCCATGAAGGGTATCGCGGTCTCCAAGAACCAGGACGAGAAACTCAGCGTTCCGTCGGCTGTTGGGGACTGGGCGCTGCTCGTAGTGGGTGGTCAGTTCGGCACCATGCAGGATTGTACGCCGCCGGGCTGGACTGGGAAGTACGCCACCAGTGCCAAGCTTCGCTCTTGTACCGTGGCCGTCAAAATGGTTGCAAATCCTGCCGACACCCAGAATGTGGTGTGGAAGTCTCCGGACCCGAACCACAACGGACGGCACGTTGCGGCGCTCATGGTATTCGACGGGACCAAGGTTAAGAGCCTGGTCCCGGGAACACCGAACGAGAGCGCCGATGGTTGGAAGAACGGGCCATTTCCTCAGCTCACGGGGTTCGTGCAGCATGATGTGAACACCGCCCCTGTAGCGACTTTCCCGGAAAACGTCGAGTCGGTGACTAATGGCGCCTGGGGCAAGTCCGCAACCGGGTCCTGGTCGTCGATCGTCGTCGGATACGCGCAGTCGCCGTACGTTCCGCCAAGCGAAACAGGCGTATGCGCTCTCTTCGGTGTCGACGTCCGGCTTCAGGAGCAGAACGACTCGCTCGATCCGACTCTCGCTGACGGGTCTAAGATCGGCGTTAACGTGTGGGACGGGACTCGGGAGACTCCGACTGTCACGATGCGAGCAATTCCTGAAGGCGCCAAGACGATCTCGGAGCTTCTCACGATTCCCCACTTCATCGTGGGGCATCGGGGTGGATCCCAGTCCTGGCCCGAGCACACGGAGATCGGATACACCCAGGCGGTCGACTACCACGCTCACGCGCTGGAGTTCTCGGCCGCTCGGAGCAAGGACGGCGTCTGGTTCGGATGTCACGACAAGAGCCTGTCGCGTCTTGTTCCGGCTCTGACCAAGAACGCCGACGAGTACACCTGGGCGGAGATCAAGGCCGCGGCGTCGAAGACCCAGTACATGCCGGCGACGATTGATTGGTTGATGGACACGTACTCCAAGAGTCACGTCATCGTCTTCGATCCGAAGCATAAGCTGGGCGAGTGGGAGGCCGTTTGCGACATGTTCAAGGGCGTGGAGCAGAAGGTCATACTCAAGTCGTACGGGGACTCCAAGTGGGCGTTCGACGGGATGCGAGCGCGCGGGTTCAAGACCTGGGGGTATGCATATGCCTCGGACACCACCAAGGAATGGTATCCGAACTTCCTCGCGGGGAAGGTCTGCGATATTCTGTCTATGGAGTTCAATGCGCCACAGGCCACATGGGATGCCCTGAAGGCTTCAGGTCTCCCGACAGTTGCGCATATTCCCGCCGACGCCGACCAGCTCAAGACGGGATGGTCTCGAGGAGCGATGGGTGCCATCGTGTCAGGTATCGCGGCCGCCTGTGAGAGGGCCGCATGAGTCCGGCATTTACGCTGGAGATGGATTTGAGGATGGACACAGGGAAGTGGCTCGAGAGACTCAAAGAGGGCCGCTTCTTCGATTTCCTCGACGACTGCGGACAGGCCGGGGTGGCTGCGCTAGCTGCTGCTACTCCGGTCAGGTCCGGTTACACTGCATCCAGCTGGTCCTACGAGATTAAGCGGAGCAGAAATCGAGTCTCGCTGGTCTGGAACAACTCCCACGTGGAGCAGGGTGTCCCGATCGCAGTCATATTGCAATACGGGCATGGCACCAGGACCGGTGGCTATGTCCAGGGCGTGGATTATATAAATCCGGCGCTCAGGCCTATATTCGACAGCATCGTCAAGCAGCTTGAAAGCGCGGTGAGAGGCTAGTGGCGTCAATCGAGGAGCGGGTAGTCGCTCTTAAGTTCAACAATGGCCAATTCATGAACGGGGTTCAGGACTCTCTTAACGGAGTCAAGAAGCTCGAGGAGGGATTGGCATTCCGAGGCGGTGTCGAGGGGATCAATCAGGTCTCGGCAGCCGCCAAGAACCTTAATTTCTCGGAGGCCCAGGCGGGTATTGCCGAGACTACGAGCAAATTCTCGGCTCTCCAGTCGATTGCGTTCGGCGCACTCGCCAGCATCGGCGGGAAGATCGCCGAAATCGGCTCCTCGATGATCTCGAGCTTCACGGTTCAGCCCCTTATCGACGGTATGAAGGAGTACGAGCTCCAGCTAAACTCCGTTCAGACCATTCTCGCCAACACTGCCCAGAAGGGCGAGACGATCCAGACGGTTAACGCGGCTCTGGACCAGTTGAACACATATGCGGACCAGACCATCTATAACTTCGGCGAGATGACGTCCAACATCGGTAAGTTCACTGCTGCCGGTATCGGACTGGATGACTCAGTCGCGTCGATTAAGGGTCTGGCGAACTGGGCGGCCGTCGCTGGTGCCAACTCTGAGTCAACCTCGAGGGCTATGTACCAGCTTTCGCAGGCTATGGCCGCGGGAACAGTGAAGCTTCAGGACTGGATGTCCCTGGAGAACGCCGGCATTGCCACCAAGCAGTTCCAGGATCAGCTGATTCAGACAGCCAAGGTCCATGGCAAGAGCGTCGACGAAATGATCGCCAAGAACGGGTCGTTCAGGCTCTCCCTCCAAGAGGGATGGCTGACCCAGGAGATCATGATGGAGACCCTTAAGCAGATGGCCGGTGAGTACACTGACGAGCAGCTTCTCTCCATGGGATATACCGAGGAGCAGGTCGCTCAGATTCAGGAACTGGCCAAGACCGGTATGTCTGCAGCTCAGGACATCAAGACGTTCTCGCAGTTGATGGGCGTCATTGGTGAGGAGCTCGGTTCATCCTGGGCGCAGTCGTTCCGAATCATCTTCGGCGACTTCGAGCAGGCCAAGGAGCTGTGGACCAAGGTCGGCGCCTTCCTCACGGGTCCGAGCGGTGTCATCACTCAGATGGGCAACGCCCGAAACGCCCTTCTCCAGGGCTGGGCGGACCTCGGTGGTAGAGAGAGGATCCTTGAGGGTCTCGCTTCCCTGTTCCACGCCATGTGGGATCCGCTCCAGCGCATCGGTCAGGCGTTCTCACAGGTCTTCAGCGGCCCGTCCGCCGAGGGTCTGTACGCAATGTCCGAGGCATTCGCCAACTTCATGGCTAAGTTGGTCCCCAGCGAGGCTACGGTCGAGTCGATCGGTAACTACTTCGAGTCGTTCTTCCGAATCGTCAAAATAGGTGTACTGGTTCTCACTGACTTCGCCAAGGTGATCGGATGGATTGCTGGCGGAGCGCTCAAGGGACTGGGTGCCATCATTTCCAACCTTCGTGGCCACACCGCGGGTTGGTCTTGGAGTCTCCTGGAGAGTGTCGAGGCCGTTCAGAGTTGGTATGAAAGCCTGAATGTCGCCGAGAACGTCATCAAGGCCCTCATCTGGACGGGCCACGGCCTGAAGCGTATCTGGAACAACTTCTCCGAGGGGTTCCATGACGAGATCACGCCCAGCCTCAGGCGCCTCAAGGAAGCCTGGGACGGTCTGTGGGAGGCTCTGAAGACTGCGGGCTCCAGTATCAAGGAATCCATCGTTGCCCCCTTCCGGGAGCTCAAGGAGAGCGCCCAGGAGGTCGGTGAGGCGCTTGGTATCACCAGTGACTCCACCGAGGAAGCCGGCGACACGGCCGAGGCGAACGAGTCCAAGTTCACCAAGCTAAAGAACAAGATTGTCGAGCTGTTCGAGTCTGCCTACAAGAAGTCATATTTCTGGGGGCAGCACCTGGCCGACCATCTTATTCCGGCGATTGACAAGCTCACCAGCTTCATCATCTGGCTGACTGAGTGCATCAACAAGCAGGCCATCGTCGTCAGCGATTGGTTGACTCCCAAGATGGAGCGACTGGCTGCACTCTACGATGAGGTGTCCACCAAATTCAGCGAGTGGGCTGAGGC